AAGCTAGTCTATATAGAAATCAAAGTGTACGACTAAAGAAGTTAATTAAAGATGGCGTACTTTATGAACCAAAGTTTTAGGAGAAACTAATGTTTGATGAACAAATTAAATTGATAAGTGAAAAAAGAAAACTCTCATGGAAATACATAAGTGATCTGTATTGGGATTATGATAGACTATCTAGTAGTGGTCAAGAAACACTAGATAGGCTAGCTAAGTTACATGGCGTTGCGACTAAAGAAGAAGTCAAGGAAGAGACTGTACCACTAACCAAAAAGAAATATAAGAGTGTTGGAAGTGAATGGAAATTTGCAGTTTGGGTAGGTGGAGTAGATGATTACTTCATAGACTATGAAACTGCAAAAAGACACCATGATTATTGGGTTGATAAAGGTCACGATGATGTAAAAATTGAAGTACTTTCAAAGGAGAACTTACATGATAGTTACTAATTCAGATGGTCAATCTTTTGAATTTCAAATGTGGGAAGATGTGCGAGCAGATTGTAAATATCCTAAAGAAGATAATAACAATGGTTTTATTCATGGTTGCCACCCTATAGATGAACATGGACAAATTATAGAGTGCAATTGGTTTAAAAGTGAAGAAGAGAGAAATAATTTTATGGAGAAGATACGTGACTAAATATTATTCAAGAAGTAAACAGAAGTTTATCGACATAGCTACTATGACAGATCAACACGTTAGAAATGCTTTTATTGAGAAGTGCAAACACGAACCTGCTGAAGATGCTATCTATGCTCAACAACAAGAGGAAAGGGCATCTAGATTACAAGATAGAGTAATCGAGTTGGAGAAAACAATACGTAAGCTAAACAATCAACCTACTGTAACGGCTGAAGCTTACGATGTTGCTTGGAAAAAGATCGAGACGTTGGAAAGACACAAAAAAGATCTTAGACAATCACTTGATCATGCTTTATCTGATGTTAATGATTTAAAAGCAGAAGTAAAAACTTTACACTCTTCACTTAATGATGTTTTATGTGATTTAGAACATGAAGAAAATCGTGCAATGATGTATGCTAAAATGGTTAACGATAAATGCCCAAATGGTCATGCCTATGTCTTTAGCGAGATACCTAACGATGATGAGGGTAGAGAGTTTGTACAAAAGATGAAAGATTATCTGAATAAGGAAAGCTACAAGATAAGGATCAAAGGTCAGTACTTAGATGAGGAAACGAAAAGGACAGAGGGTTGGAGAGTGCATCAGTTTGGTCAACCAATCAGTAAGTCTAAGTGTCTTAGGGTTTATGTTGATGTGAAAAAAGGAGATTAAACAGATGCAAAAAATCGCACCTATTTCTTCCAAAAAAATCGCACCTATTTCTCACAACGAACGTGGCTATATGTGCGACCAATGTGGGGATAAAGGAGATGTTTATAGTTTAAGCAGACTTCTTTGTGCTATCTGCTATATGCTTGAAGTTGCACCTCATAAGGTAGATAAGTTAAGAAGAAAAATAATTTGACTAGGTAATCTATCTGTAGTAACTGTTAATCTCATTCACATTTTATAGGAGAAATTGATGAGCAGAGAATACTTTGTAGAAAGCCACCTCGAAGACTTGGTAGACAAGTTTATGGAAGAGGGAATGTCAGAAGAAGATGCTATCCAAAAAGCCACTAGCTTTTACGATGGTCAAGCTAATCTAGCCGAAGAGAAAGCACTTCGATCTCACGAAAGAGAACAGAAGTTGGAACACTACGTAGATAACAAGTATGGAGTGATGACTAATGAATAGGGAACAAATTAGTAAATTACTTAGGCAAGGCGTGTATCCAAGTGAGATACTTATATCTAAGTTAGAAGTTTACCTAGATAGAATAGCTAACTCGACTAACCATACTATCGATGTAAATTTGTTTTGTAGTGAAACTTTAGATCAAATTGCAGATTGGAAAAAGGAGATATCCCATGCAGAATAAGATAGCACGTATCCACGTCAATCAACACGTAATCAAAGCTAATGCTAAATCAGGTGATCGCAATCCAGTTTTCACAATTAAACAAGGTGGAAAGAATATTTATGCTACTAGAGTTAAGGTAGTTGGGGAGATGGAATTAGTTTACTCACCTGATAAGCCACTTTCTTGTGGAGCTAAAGTTTGGATCGAAACACGTGGGGAAATTGAGTTGGACGAAAAAATCGCACCTCATGCTTCAGATAATCAAATCCCAGTTGAACCTACCCATAACCTAGCAGTTAATTTGGATAGGGCGTTGGCTGAATTCCTAGCCAAGAAAAGAAAAAGACTAGTAAATAAAAATAAATTATCTGCTTGTTTAACTAGATAAGATAGTTTACAAATCTATCTAGCTACTAATTAAGGTAGCTTAACAACAACACTTTTAGTGTAGAAAGAGAAAATATTATGGATAGCGTAATAACCATAGATCAAGATACTAATCTTAAATCAAACGAACTACATGAACATTCAAATCCTTTTGATGTTTCATTATTTGAAGACAATGCGAAAATAAAAAGAATTCCATTGTATGCTTATGATGAAGATGAAGATAAATATGGAGTTGGTAATCCAGTTAAGATTGAAAGGTATTCAGGTTTATATAATGAAAGCTTAAATAAGGTTTTACAATCTCGACCTATTGCAGATACTTATAAACTTGTACCTCACCAAGATTTATTTTCTTTACAAGCTCATATTTTAGATAAGACTGATTTACCTAAAACAAATGTGCGAGTAGTAGATAAGCTTATCAATGGTGGCTTACAAGCTCAAAGAACTATTTACTACGATGATCTAGCCGTACCAGTTTCCAATTCAAGAGATATAGTAAAAGCGAGAATTGATATTTTTAATTCTGTCGATACTAGTTGGGCGTTCCAAGTTTTTAGTGGAGCTTATCGTAACTTATGTAGAAACACTTTGGTTTTTGGTGGTGAAAAATCTTATCATCAAAAAAAGAAACATACTTTAAATCTTAATCCATCTGCAATGGTTCAAAAGGCAGGTTTAGGTTTGTCTATGTGGTCGCACCAAAAAGATTTAATGCTTAACTGGCGTGGTATTCAAATAACAGATCAACAATTTGCTGATATGTTAAAAGAGACTATTTGTACTAAGAAAACCAAATCTGCCGAAGTTGGCGTAAATCCAGTTAATGAAACTAAGCTGAATTACTTGCTTGGCTTATTTGATGAAGAGAAAAAGGAATTAGGTTCTACTCTTTGGGGAGCTTATAACGCCTTAACTCATTGGTCGACACATACTGATTATAAGGTTGAAAGATATAATCCTGATACCAAAAAATTGGAAACAATTAATGGTGGTCGTACCAATGCTAACAAGCCAAATGTTGAAAGACAGCGTGCAGATGTTGTGAGAGAATTACTTTCTTCAGATGCTTGGCAATCTTTAGAAATGGCGAATGCTTAATGGCTGATTTTCTAGCAAACTTATCTCGTATAATGGTCATCTTTTTGGTGATCATTATTTTAGCAATCTTATTTTAACTTGGGAGAAATAAATATGAGTATTGATAAATCACAAATTGAAACTTGTTGTATCTGTAAAAAAGATATCAATCCAAAATATCTAGGAGTTGGTAACGATGGAAAACCACACTATTGGTACGAGGGAAATAATGCTTTACCTATTGCAGATGGTCGGTGTTGTGATCCTTGTAACCAAATTGTAATTACTGAACGTATGATAAATTTAACCATGTCAAGAATGGGAGGTTAAAACATGAAAAGATTACACTTAAATAAAATGTCAACCTTGCTTGAAAGTTTGGAAGTTGTTTCACGTAATGCAAAAAATAAAGGTCATAGATCAGGCTTCAGATGTCACGAACTGGCTTTGCAGTTGGCTGATCAATTCAAAGTTTTTGAACCTACAATTGAAAGCATTATTACAAATCGAGAACAGAAAAACAATCCTTTCAAGATCAAAGGCAATGACACGCTGACACATGGTGAATTTGAAGTTTACAAGGTTATAAAATCGCATGACATGGTTAAAATTATTGACGTCTACAATGATAGCACCAATAAAAAAGCATTTAATACTGTTAGGCAATATGTAAACATTCTTAAGCAAAAAGGATACGTGCAAACAATAAAGATAAAAGGTGAAAGACATAAATTTTATAAATCTTATCCTCTCTCATTTCATACGATGGATAGAAACTTGGTAAATAAATTATCTAGTTGACTTCTTAAAAAACTTAAGATTATAATTAAACCACTCAAGGCTTTTCTTGGGTGGTTTTTTTTAAAACCTCAATTTTTAAATAGAAAAGGATTTCTTACAATGGAAACAAAACAATATTTAATAAAAAGTGAATACGATTTTAATAAGAAAAAATTTAACGCTGTTAATAATTGTGAGCTTACTTTGCAATTCAAAATAATGGACAGTTGTTGTTTAGTTGAAATCGTAGGGCGTTATAATGGTCGCACCAACGAGGAATTTAAGCACCAAATCTTTTGCCATAAAGATCAGATGTTGAAGATTTTACCTAATATAAATGATCAAGTTGAAAAGTTTGATGAACCAGTTAATAAGGATAGGGTTTTAATTGATCAACGAATAGGTATCATTTTTGAAGAGGAACAAAAGCAAAAGGAATACCAGTTGGGTTTACATGGTCAATTAGATATTGAAGAACTTATTGAAGAAAAGAAAGGAAATTAAACATGGTTTACTTTTTAAAAGAACTTTTAGATTTGTTTAAATGGATTTGTTGTGGTTTTACTCTTGCTTATTGCTTGGCTAGTTATCATGGTTTAGATACTAGCTTTTCTAGTTTGTGGGGTTGATCATGGCTTACTTTTTTAAATGTGAAACTTGTGGAAAGAAAGAAACCTTTCCTAAAAGAAAAATGTATGATGAATCTAAAGAGGGAAAGAAACAAGATATTGAAACAGTTGTTTGTGTTTCATGTGTTTCTAAAAAGATTCGTCTAAAAGGTAACTTAATAATTATTTAATGAAAGGAAATAAACTAATGACTATTGCACTTGAAAATATGCCGAATAGATTAAACAAATATAAAAATATTGTTAAAGTTGAGAACTTTAAAAGCTCTAGGTCAGGTAATCCAATTGCCAACCAGTTTAGGATTACTTTGCAGAATGGTGCAGAAGTGTTTCAATCTTACAATTCAATTATAGCTGTTAAGGTTGATGGAATTACTTTCCTTGATCGTACGTGTTGGGATTACTCAAATACTACTTCAAGATATAGGAAAGAGTTTCTTAATGAAGATACTAAAACCACTAAACAAAAAATCAAAGATGATGTTTATGTTCTTATGAACTTGAATTAAATAACCTTTAAACTTTCCCCTTAAAACCTCCCTTGCTTTACTGCTTGGGGGGTTTTTCTTTGGGTTAATTAGAATAATACTCAAAGTGTTGATATTATTGGGTTTCTTGGAGGGTTGTTGTTTTGGTATATGCTCGCAATCATAACCTTAAACGCTACCTTTTAGGCTTAACTTGTATAAACTAAATGAAAAAATCGCACCTAAATTAAAAAGAAATACACGTGACGTCTATATATTAAACGTGGCTAGTAATCCCAATATGAAACACGGCTTATATTAGGTTGGCTTGTGATCCTATGGTTTCAATGAGGGTAAACACAAAAAAAAGTCCCTATACGGGGTGCAAAGGGACACTGGGGACCCCCCCGTATACGTATGCAATGTCGCCATATTTTTACCCAAATGAGTTACTTGTACAATCTATTTGCATTCCCTTTAGGGAACAAGAAGGGATAACCCCCCTATACTAAGAACAGTTATTCTTGTGTTACGATTGGTCGTACCCTTTAGGGTATCCCTGTGTGTATGTGTGTATTTCCCCGGAGGATCTACTCCGATTGTATCCATTCTGACGGAAAAGTCAAGTAAATTCGTACAAATTTTTTTTTTATTTGACATTAGGTAAATCTGTACGTATAATTTAGGTATCAAGACCAGTTTAGAGCAGCAGCAATCAATCCTTTCTCGTGCTTTGGCTCAACTTTTAAGGATCTTGACTCACTAAGAACTAAGGATTTTATCGTGTTTGAAGCATTTGTACTAATTTGTCTGCTAGGACAGCCTACTATGGGTGCAAATTGTGAAGAACTAGTAGATACACGAGGTCCATACGCTACTCACGATGAGTGTTTAGCACGAATATATGAAATACAGCAGGAATTACCTGCATATAAGCCTTACATGGAAGCAAGAGCGTACCGTTGTGACAAATTTACTCCCGAAAAAGACTTCCCAGCGTGAAATAACGCCCCAACAAGAAGAATTCCTGAACGTTTTGTTTGAAAATGGTGGCAATGTCACCGATGCAGCACTCGCAGCGGGGTATTCTAAGGGTAGTGTGACGTGGTTAAAGAACAGTTTAGCCGATGAGATCATTAACCGTACAAAGAATGTGTTGTCTATGAACGCATTTAAGGCTGCTACACGCTTGGTAAGCACAATTGACAACCCCGTACCCGAAAGAGGGGACGACCTACGCTTCAGGGCTGCAGAATCGCTCTTAAACAGGGTAGGATTAGGAAAACAAGAAACAACTAACGTAAATGTACAAGCAGTACACGGTATTGTGTTGCTGCCACCAAAGAAAGAAGTGGTTATTGATCAATGAGTTTATATGGCGTCACAAGAATAGTAGCAGGATTAGTTGCACCCGGAATGCTTGACTTGAGGTCAAGTACAAAAAAGAAAGATCCTAAATTAAAATTCCCCGAAAGAAAAGAAAATAAGTTTGTACCTAAAGTATACGCAAAAGGGGCAGGTACACGTAAAGTAAATCAGTAAGAAAAAAAAGAGGTCGTAATCGATGGCTGATCTAAACACATTATTCAAAGTACTCAATACAATCAACGCTCTCACAACTCCCAACGAGCTTACCGACAAGATGAGTGACAAATTAAATCAAATGATTCAATCCTTATCTCCATCTGAAAAGAAGGAAGCAAAGGAAGCCTTGAAAGAAAAACAAAAGCAGGGAATGAGATATGGTGGCAAAGCATCAAAGAAATGTAGTGCCAACAGAGACAGTAGGAATACACGTAAAGTCAATAGTTAAAGATGACTGAACCAGAACCGAAGCGTGGACGTGGTCGACCGAAGAAAGACCCCGAAGCACCGAAGCAAAGATATTTCCTGTCTGCCGCAGAGAAAGCGAGACGACAATCACAAAAGAGATTACGTGACGCAAAGAAACGTGCAGATAAATTAACTAAAGTAGCAGAAAGTAAAAGAAGATATGCCAGAAAGCTTGAAGAGAAAGTTGGTAAAGTTGAGAAAGCTCTTAAGGGAGATACAAGTACCGTTATCGATACAGGTGACTTGGCAACACTTCCTCCACCTGTCCAAGAACTTGTGGGTAGCCGTGAAGTGGTGTTTCAACCGAATGAAGGACCTCAAGAAGAGTTTCTTTCCGCTAGTGAAAGAGATGTACTCTATGGAGGTGCTGCTGGTGGGGGCAAATCTTTCGCCTTGTTGGCAGATCCGCTTCGTTACTGCACTAATCCTAATCATAGGGGTCTTCTTCTTAGGCGTACTCTCGACGAACTTACTGAGTTAATAGA